GCGTGTAAAGCCGACAAAAGATGTTACGGGATGTGCTACCTTAAAAATCGTAGGTCTGGATTTTCTTTTATGTCTTCAGCAGAAACAGTTAACCAAGCTACATTAGCAAGTGATAGTAGATTTGGTATACTCTCTAAAACAGGTGCAGATGCTAAAAAAATGTTTACAGACAAAGTTGTTCCAATATCAGTTAATTATCCGTTCTTTTTCAAACCGATTCAAGACGGTATGGATAGGCCTAAGTCTGAACTTGCTTATAGGGTTCCTGCAAGTAAGTTCACGCGTAAAAAAATTGTGGCAAATGAACAGCAGGAAGACTTGGTTGGACTTGATACTACTATTGACTGGAAAAATACAGGTGACAATAGTTATGACGGAGAAAAGCTTGCTCTGTTAGTACACGATGAAAGTGGTAAGTGGGAAAGACCCGATAATATATTAAATAACTGGAGAGTAACCAAAACATGTTTACGATTAGGTAGTAGAATTATTGGTAAATGTATGATGGGCTCAACATCAAACTCATTAGATAAAGGTGGAGAAAACTTCAAAAGACTATACAACGCATCCGACGTCACTAAGCGAAACAGAAATGGACAGACAGCGTCTGGTCTATATTCTCTTTTTATCCCAATGGAGTGGAACTACGAAGGATTTATTGATGAGCACGGAAGCCCAGTCTTCAATACTCCGAGTGATGAAGTCTTTGACCCCCATGGAGAGCTAATAGACGTAGGTGTAATAGATAGCTGGCAAAATGAAGCTGATGGTTTAAAAAATGATCAAGACGCATTAAACGAATTTTATCGTCAGTTTCCAAGAACTACAGAGCATGCGTTTAGAGATGAAACAAAAAATAGTATATTTAACTTAGTAAAAATATACGAACAAATAGATTACAACGAAGAAATGTCAAGAACTTTAGGTATTTCAACAGGTAATTTTCAGTGGGTTAATGGAGTAAAAGATTCAAGCGTTATATTTTATCCAGATCCAAAAGGTAGATTTAAAATAAGTTGGGTACCACCAACACATATACAAAACAAAGTTATAATAAAAAACGGTATAAAATATCCTGGCAATGAGCACATGGGTGCTTTTGGTTGTGACTCGTATGATATATCAGGAACTGTAGATGGTAAAGGATCTAAAGGAGCTTTGCACGGTTTAACTAAGTTTAGCATGGAAGACGCGCCAGCTAATCAGTTTTTTTTAGAATATTTAGCAAGACCACAAACTGCCGAAATGTTTTTTGAAGATGTTTTAATGGCTTTAGTGTTTTATGGCATGCCAATACTTGCAGAAAATAACAAGCCTAGATTATTATATTATTTAAGGCGTAGAGGTTATAGAGGTTTTAGTATGAATAGACCTGATAAACTTTGGAATAAATTATCAACTGCGGAAAAAGAAATAGGTGGCATACCAAACTCTAGTGAAGATATAAAACAAGCACATGCTGCGGCTATTGAAATGTATATACAAGGCCATGTAGGTATGAATCCTGAGGGTCAATTTGGCAGTTGTTATTTTAATGAATTGCTAAATGATTGGGCTAAATTTGATATAAACAAGAGAACAAAACATGATGCTTCTATAAGTTCTGGTCTTGCAATAATGGCTTGTAATAGACATTTATATAGACCAAACGCTACAGTAGAAAAACCAAAACTAAATATAAGTATTGCTAAATATTCAAATAAAGGCAATATGTCAAAATTAATTAATAAATAAATATGATTGTAAAAAGTTATTTTCCTTCTCAAGTTGTAAGTGATGTGGAAAAAATGAGCTATGACTATGGTTTAAAAGTAGCTAAAGCTATTGAAGCTGAGTGGTTTCACACAGACAGAGGTAGTAATAGATATAGAACAAATCATAACAACTACCACAATTTAAGATTATATGCTAGAGGTGAACAATCAATACAAAAGTATAAAGATGAATTATCTATAAATGGTGATTTATCTTATTTAAATTTAGACTGGAAACCTGTTCCTATAATACCTAAGTTTGTTGATATAGTTGTAAATGGTATTGCAGAAAGAACTTATGATATAAAAGCTTATTCTCAAGATGAATATGGAGTTAGCAAAAGAACTGCCTATATGGAGTCTGTAATAAAAGATATGCAGACTAGAGAGTTAAATGATTACGTTAATAATGCTTTTGGTATTAATATTTACGAAAATGATCCAGAAACTTTACCAGATACTAAAGAAGAGTTAGATTTACACATGCAGCTTAGTTATAAGCAAGCTGTAGAAGTAGCAGAAGAACAAGCTTTAAATGTTTTGTTAGAAGGAAGCGAATATGAATTAACTAAAAAACGTTTTTATTACGACTTAACAGTATTAGGTATAGGTGCGGTAAAAACTAGTTTTAACACTTCTGAAGGTGTTGTAGTTGATTATGTTGATCCAGCAGATTTAGTATATTCTTATACTGAATCACCATATTTTGACGATATATATTATGTTGGTGAAGTAAAATCAATACCTATAAACGAGCTTGTAAAAGAGTTTCCACATTTAAAACACGAAGATTTAGAAGATATAGTTAAAAACAAAAACTATAATAAAACTAATTATAATCAAGGTTATAGTTATAGCGAAGAAGATACAAATAAAGTTCAAGTTTTGTATTTTAATTACAAAACTTATATGAACGAGGTTTATAAAGTAAAAGAAACTAACACTGGCGCTGAAAAAATATTAGAAAAAGACGACACATTTAACCCACCAGAAGACTCTGAAAATTTTGGTAAACTACATAGATCAATAGAGTGTTTATACGATGGCGCTTTAATACTTGGTACTGATAAATTGCTTAAGTGGGAAATGGCTAAAAACATGATGAGGCCAAAAAGCGATTTTACTAAAGTTAAAATGAATTACGCTATTGTAGCGCCTCGTATATATAAAGGTCGTATAGAGTCTTTAGTTAGTAGAATAACAGGTTTTGCTGATATGATACAGCTAACGCATTTAAAATTACAACAAGTATTATCTCGTATGGTACCAGATGGTGTTTATTTAGATGCAGATGGTTTAGCTGAAATAGATTTAGGTAATGGAACAAACTACAACCCACAAGAAGCTTTAAACATGTTCTTCCAAACAGGTAGTGTTATTGGTAGATCATTTACAAGTGAAGGTGATATGAACCCTGGCAAAGTGCCAATACAAGAAATAACAAGTGGTAGTGGTGGTAATAAAATGCAAGCTTTAATTGGTAATTATAATTACTACTTACAAATGATACGTGACGTAACCGGTTTAAATGAAGCTAGAGATGGTAGCACGCCAGATAAAAACGCTTTAGTTGGTGTACAAAAACTAGCTGCGGCTAATAGTAATACAGCAACACGACATATATTACAAGCTGGTTTATTTTTAACAAAACAAGTTGCAGAGTGTTTATCACTTAGAGTATCAGATATATTAGAATACTCACCAACTGCAAACGCTTTTATACAACAAGTAGGTGGTCACAATGTAGCTACACTAAAAGAAATGTCCGAACTTCATTTATATGATTTTGGTATATTTATAGAACTTACACCTGATGAAGAAGAAAAAGCAATGCTTGAAAACAATATACAAATGGCATTGCAACAACAAACTATAGATATTGAAGATGCTATTGATATTAGAGAAATAAAAAGTATTAAATTAGCAAATCAAGTTTTAAAGCTGAGAAGAGTTAAAAAACAAGAAAAAGATCAGTTAATTGCTCAACAAAATATTCAAGCACAAGCACAGGCTAATATGCAAACACAGCAAGCTGCCGCGCAAATGGAAATGCAAAAACAACAAGCAAAAGCAGAGACCGAGGCTCAACTTGAACAAATAAGGATGCAACTTGATTTGCAAAAACAAGCACAAGAAGTTGAATATAAAAAACAACTTATGATGATGGAGTTTGAAATGAATATGCAGCTAAAAAACGCTGAAGTTGAAGGACAAAAATCTAGAGAAAAAGAAAAAGAAGATCGTAAAGACGAAAGAACTAGAATACAAGCTACACAACAAAGTGAACTTATAGAACAAAGAAAAGGTGAAAAAGCACCTAAAAACTTTGAGTCCGCAGGTAATGATATATTAGGTGGCGGATTTGACTTAGGAGCATTTGGCCCTAGATAAAAATTATTAATTATTATTATATTATATTATGGAAGAAAACGTAGAAAATGTAGTTGAAGAAACTACACAAGCAACTGAACAACCAGTTGAAGAAACTAAAAAACCAAATATTAATGAAGACGGCGATTACGTTGTTGATTTAAGTAAACCAAAAACAGATGAAGTTAAAGAAGATAACGCTGACGACAGCGGAGTGGTTGAGCTCGTTGAAGATGCCAACACCACAGAAAAACAAGAAGAAGTACAACCGGAAGTTGAAACACAAGAAGAGCAACCAGTTTTAGAAGAAGTTACTGAAGAAGAAGTTCAAGAGCAAACCGAAGAGTTAGCAGAAGAAGTAGCTGAAGCTATAGAGCAAGCTGAGCAAACTGGACAAGAGTTGCCAGAAAATATACAAAAGCTTATGAGCTTTATGGAAGATACCGGTGGTACATTAGAAGATTACGTTCGTCTTAACCAAGATTACTCTAGTTATGATGATACGACTTTATTAAGAGAATATTATAAACAAACAAAATCTCACTTAACAGACGATGAAATTACTTTTTTGATGGAAGACTCATTTTCATATGACGAAGAAGTTGACGAAGAAAGAGAGATTAAAAAGAAAAAGATAGCGTTGAAAGAGCAAGTTGCTAACGCTAAAAGCCACTTAGACGGGCAAAAGTCTAAATACTATGAAGAAATTAAAGCTGGTTCAAGGTTAACACCTGAACAACAAAAAGCTGTAAATTTCTTTAATAGATACAACAAAGAAAACGAAGAGAATAAAAAAATAGCGGATAAACAAACTAATACTTTTAAATTAAAAACTCAACAAGTTTTTAACGATAAATTCAAAGGTTTTGAATATAACGTCGGTGATAAAAAATATCGGTTTAACGTGAAGAACGCTGGTGAGGTAAAAGAAACCCAAAGCGACATTAATAATTTTGTCAAGAAGTTCTTGAATGAAAACAATGAAATGTCAGATGCTAAAGGTTATCACAAATCTCTATATACAGCTATGAATCCCGACGCTATTGCTAAGCATTTTTACGAGCAAGGTAAAGCTGATGCTATGAAAGAAAGTGTTGCTAAGGCTAAAAACGTAAGTATGAATCCAAGGCAAGCATTTTCAAACGATAACACAAGCGGACCAAAAGTAAGAGTACTTAACGATGATTCTCCTAACTTTAAGTTTAAAATTAAAAATAAATAAATAACTAATTTAAAATTACAAAATTATGAGTATTACTGCAGGAAGTAATTTGAATAGTGTACCTGCTCCACAAAAGCAAACATTATCTACAAATTACCTAGACCTTTCATCTGCTTCAAATGCAGGTTGGGGGCAACAATATGTTCCAGATTTAATGGAAAAAGAAGCTGAGGTTTTTGGACCTCGCACAATTTCTGGTTTCTTAGCACAAGTTAGTGCTGAAGAAGCTATGACTGCTGATCAAGTTGTTT